TACTACACGCAAACCAGTAAAAGAAAAAAGATATATGTACATAAACTGGCTCGGTGCATATATAATGAACGCAGAAAAGTGGCTAGAAAACGAAAAATTGGAATTTACAAATGGCGATAAACTTCTCAAGCCTTGGGAACCAGATCCAGAATGGGAACTTACTAATAGTTGATGGTCTAAACGTAGCCTTTAGGTGGAAGCACTCTAAACAGCTCGAGTTTAAACACGACTATGTAAGAACTGTTGAAAGTCTAGCAAAGTCATACAACTGTGGAAACATAGTTATACTAGCAGATGGTGGAAGTACCTATAGAAAAAGATTAGCCCCCGATTACAAAGCGAATCGGTCGGATAAGTATGCGGAGCAAACCGAACAAGAAAAAGCAGAATTTGCCCAGTTTATGGGAGAATTTAGTAATGCCTTTACACAACTAAAAAGTAGAGGACATTTAACAATAAAACAAAAAGGACTAGAGGCTGACGATTTAGCAGCTTGGATAGTCGGAAAGAAAAAAGAATTTGGTATAGGAGAGATTTGGTTGATATCATCAGATAGAGACTGGGACTTACTTATACAAGAAGATGTTTCTAGATTTAGTACAGTAACTAGAAAAGAAATAACTTTAGATAATTGGGAAGACCACTATGATGTTGAGCCAGATAAATATCTGACACTCAAATGTCTAGCAGGTGATACAGGTGATAACGTACCTGGGATAGCAGGAATCGGTCCTAAGAGGGCTGTCTCACTTATCGAACAGTATGGAGACTTATTTGATATATACAACGCTTGTCCTATTGACAGCAAGTATAAATTTATACAGTCTCTCAACGAAAACGCAGATAGATTATTACTTAATGCTGAACTCATGGATTTGGAGAGTTATTCAGAACAAGCATTAATCGAAGCAGACATGAACTTAGAGGACTTGTCCTCACAAATATTGGAGTATTTGAATGATACAGATTGACTATAGTAAAGATGATTTACTAACAGAGTTCAGTAAACTTACTCTACAAGATAGATACCTTGTTGGCGATGAACAAAGCCCACAAGAAGCCTTTGCAAGAGCTGCTGAAGCTTTTGCTGATGATGAAGCTCACGCTCAGAGAATATATGATTATGCTAGTAAACTATGGTTTATGTTTGCAACTCCTGTGTTATCGAATGGTGGAACTAAACGAGGCTTACCTATCAGTTGTTTTCTTAATTATATAGAAGATAGTAGAGAAGGAATTACTGGACATTATACAGAAAATGCCTACTTGTCCTCAATGGGCGGTGGTATAGGTGGTGGCTGGAGTGATGTTAGGTCACAAGGCACTAAAACATCTAAAGGCTCAGAGTCTACAGGTGTAGTTCCTTTTATGAAAGTAGTTGACGCAGAAATGTTAGCTTTTTCACAAGGTGTAACTCGTAGAGGTAGCTATGCTTCCTATCTACACATGAGTCACCCTGAAATAGAAGAGTTTTTAGATATTAGAAAGCCTACAGGTGGAGACATTAACCGTAAGTGTACAAACTTACACCATGGTGTAGTTATACCAGACGAGTTTATGGAGATAATTCATAAGGCAACTAAACTAGAAGGCTTTGATGATAGTTGGGAACTTAAAGACCCGCATAGTGGAGAAGTTAAGAAAGTAATAAGTGCAAGAACTTTATGGGTAAAATTATTACAAAATAGAATGGAAACAGGAGAACCTTATCTTATGTTTGAAGATGCTGTGCAATCAGATTTGCCAGACTTTCAAAAAAGAAAAGGACTAAAAGTCAATCATTCTAATCTTTGTTCTGAAATTACACTAGCAACAAATGAAGAAAGAACAGCAGTATGTTGTTTATCAAGTGTAAATCTGGAGTATTTTGACGAATGGAAAAATACACCTGCTTTTATACCTGACTTAGTACGTTTTCTAGATAATGTTTTGACGCATTTTATAGCGAACGCACCTGATGAGTTAGAAAGAGCAAAGTATAGTGCTTCTAGAGAAAGAAGTATTGGTCTTGGTGCTATGGGTTTTCATGCACACTTGCAAAAGAATAATATTCCTTTTGAAAGTATGATGGCTACTAGTACTAATATGGTAATATTTAAACACATTAAGAGTCAAGCAGAAGCTGAGACACATAAACTTGCAGTAGAAAGAGGGGCATGCCCTGATGATGATACTGCTTCAGTAAGAAATGCTCATCTGTTAGCTATAGCTCCTAATGCAAGTTCTAGTATTATTTGTGGAAACACAAGTCCAAGTATTGAGCCTTATAGAGCAAACGCTTTTACACAAAAAACTAAGTCTGGGTCTTACTTGATGAAAAACAAATTTTTAGAAGAAGTACTAGACAAGTATGGAAATAATGATGATTCAACATGGTCAAGCATTATAGCAAACAAAGGTAGCTGTCAACACCTTGACTTTCTCTCAGCTGATGAAAGAGAAGTTTTTAAAACAGCAGTAGAAATTAATCAAGCATGGGTAGTAGAACACGCTAGTATGAGACAAGAATTTATTTGTCAGTCTCAAAGTGTGAATCTATTTTTCCCACCTGATGTAAACAAAGGAGACCTACACAATGTTCATATGTTAGCATGGGCTAAGAATATGAAAACACTTTATTACCTACGTAGTGAAGCCATTGGTAGAGCAGACAATGTAGCAAGTCAGGCAAAAAGAGAGATAATCTTTGAGCAATCAGATTGTCTAAGTTGTGAGGGATAAATGAACTTATTAGAAGAAAGAGACTATTATAAACCTTTTAACTACCCTTGGGCATTTGAGATGTATAAAAAGCAACAGCAAATGCATTGGATGCCAGAAGAAGTACCGTTACAAGACGATATAAAAGACTATAAAGAAAAACTAACCCCTGAGAACAAAGCATTAGTAGATAATATCTTCCGATTCTTTACTCAGGCAGATGTAGATGTATGTTGTGGATATGCAAAGCACTATTTACCAACATTCAAACAACCAGAAGTAAGAATGATGCTAGTGAGCTTTGCTGCAATGGAAGCAGTTCACCAAGAAGCATACTCTTTACTACTAGAGACTCTCGGTAAATCAGATGATGAATATCAAAAGTTTACAGAGATTCAAGCAATGTCAGATAAACATGAGTATCTAACTGATTTTAATATGAGAGATAAGCATGAAATGGCAAAAACAATGGCTGTGTACAGCGGATTTACAGAAGGAGTACAACTATTTAGTAGTTTTGCTATACTTCTTAATTTCCCTAGACACAACCTTATGAAAGGCATGGGGCAAATTGTCACATGGTCTATTCGGGACGAAACTCTACATGTAGAGGGAATGTCCAAACTATTCAGAACTTTTATAGCTGAAAATCCAGAACTCTGGACAGACAAGTTAAAATACGAAGTATACTGTGCAGCAGAACGAGTAGTAGAACTAGAAGATAGTTTTATTGATGTTTGTTTTGATAACGCAGACATAGAGGGTTTAACTGCCGTAGAAGTAAAAGAATATATTAGGTATATCGCAGACAGAAGACTCTTAGGTCTCGGTATGAAAGCAATCTTCCACAGTACTGAAAATCCATTACCATGGTTGGACCAACAGATTAATGCAGTGGAACACACAAACTTCTTTGAGAATCGAGCGACAGAGTACGCAAAGAGTACAACTCAAGGAAATTGGCAAGACATTTTTGGATAAGGAGAAAAAAATGACAGAAGTAACCAACAGCGAGCCAGTATTAATGTTTAACGACAAGAAATACATTATCTCGGAACTGCATGACGATGCAAAAGTTATAGTACAAATGTTACAGGGATTAGAGCAGGACTTAGTTTCAGCTAAAATTCAACACGACAGATTACTATTAGCTAAAGAAGGCTACACAAGTAGACTCGAGCAAGTCATTGATAAAGACCCTAATGAGGTCGAAGCAGAACCCGTAGAAGGTTCCTAAAACGAAAAACCCGCCTAGTGCGGGTTTTTTATTGCTTCCTTGTCGGGGATTATTCTACTAAATTTGTATCAATGCTAGTTTGGTACGACTGTTTTACAGAGTCAGTCCATGTAGTATTACAAAGACTTTGTACTTCAGAAGATTCTGAAGTTATGTTAGTATCTACCCATGAGCCTTCTACTTTTACAGAAGGATATATATGCCTAAATATTTCTGTCTCTCTTGTATATATTTGTATTATTCCTAGATTTAAAACTTCCATTATGTGTAAACTCCTTCCACTGTTAGTATGCCTCCCATAGCATTACTTGCATCATTAGATACTGTAAATCCATATCTTTGAGCCCCAGGGCTATATGCATATACTTGTCCATTATTTATATATGCCCCCATATTAATAGCAGGGTGATATGATAATCCTTTAGCATCAGGAGATGATGAATCGCTTGATTTATATCCATTCTGAATTGTTCCTGCTCCCATACTACCAAAATTTGTTGCAGACCAACTATGTCCTGAGTAACCCCCAACGCTATATCTAGCATTTAATCCGTTAGACCCACCTGAACCATAACCTACTATAGATACTTCATACCTTAGTGTTCCTCCAGTTCCTGCTCCTATAAGAGTATTTATATTAAGTTCATGTCTTGTTACAGCATTTCCTGTCATACTTATTGTTTTACTTAATTTGAAATGGTAAACTCCATCTGCAACCCAAACTTCTCGTCCTTGATTAAGTATCTTTGTGAAGCCTTCTCCAACTTGTAATACACTACCGTCTGCTGACCCTTCAAGAGCTCTATGAGTATTCCAATATATTCTTTGATTCGTACCAGTACTAAATCTCAATCCGTTATTATTACCTGATATAATTAGTGCATATGCTTGTCCGCAATCTATGGTTGTTGACCCATTATTGTTTACTGTCAAGCCGTTATTAATTGCGGCTCCTGTTGAGTCAACTGTGCATATCCTTGCATATCTGTCAGAAGTAGCATTATTTCCTTTTAAGAACAACGCCCCACCGTAAGAACCTGACCATACTGGCTTGTTGTTACCTACGTTTACAGTATCAGCAGATAGAACAATATCGTCTGCCGCTGTGATAACCATATTATCAGTTATATGGCTATAGGTTATCATTCCAGTATTAGCACTGGCATCGTCACCCCATAGTATTCCAGCTTCTTTAGATGCAGGAGTTAAGAAATTGATATAAGTATGTGATGAGTTTTCAAGAACAAGAGAACTATCTGTATTGTTTGCTACTGCGCCTGATTCGCCTTTAAAAAGATGTAAAAGTGCTGTTGGGTCGTCAGTTCCAATTCCAACCTTACCATCATAACTAATTCTCATACTTTCATTAAGTACACCAACTGTACCTGTTTCAAATGACAGTCCCGAAGATATATTAGTTCCTGAGTTTATTTCTGCGACTGACCTGATTTTTCCTACATTTTGATTAACACCATTATTTCTTTCTGCTTGAAATACTATAGCAGGACCAAACCCGGTTGTAGTTGTTCCAGTTGATAATGCTGTAAGAAACATCATGTTTACTGCATCATTGGTTGTCGAATCATTTGACTGTATATGTAGTAAGGATGCTGGACCGGTTGTTCCAATACCAACATTGCCTGCGTTACTTACAGTTAGTCCATACACATTATCTGTAAGATTCATCAAATAAGTATTTGAATTATCTGAATTAAACCCCCATTTTTTACAAGAATGTCCAGTTCTTTGATATGCAAACGAAACTGTTGCTGCACTTGAAATTTCTAGGGGGTAACCTGGATTATCAGTTCCAATTCCAACGTTGCCTGCACTAGTAATACGCATTCTTTCAGTACCAAAAGTTGTATTTGCGGTACCAAGTGCTGTTCCAGCATCACCTGTATAAAATACTAATGCTGTTGGCATATCACTTGCACTATTAGCTGCACCTTCTAATATACCACTTATACTCGCTGAATATGCAATATTTGCTGCAGTACCATCAGTATGATTTGTGCCAAAATATATTGTTCCAGTATGTTTTTCATCAAGGGCTAAACCTCCGGTATACAAAGATTCTAAACTAATACCACCAGAAAATGATTGAGATTTATTTCCGTCTGAACGTTTGCCTTGTACTTTAATTACTGGTGAAGCTGCTGAAGCGGATGAATCTTCTATAAATAATCCACCAGTTGTATTAATACCACTAATATGTAATTTAGAGGACGGTGAATCTGTTCCGATACCAACGTTGCCAGTTGTTTGTTTAATTACTACTGTTTTAGTTTTTTGACCAGTTGAAAAATAAATATCATCGAAGTTTGTGTCTCCGATTATCATGTCATCACCGGAATCAACATAAATTGCATTCCGTAAAGTTCCATCGGCCTGATCCCATGATATAATATTATTATTAGGCAGATGGATTCCACCTACAACATGAAGAGCTCTCTCTGGAGAACTTGTTCCAATTCCAACGTTGCCGCCATTTTTAATTGTAAGTCTTGAGTCACTACCTTCTAGTATTTCGAAGTAATCAGTTGCTGTATTTCCTTGAGCTAATGACCAAGGACCTGCTGCACCACTTCTTTGTAGTAAAATACTAGCTGCACCTGCTGCTTGTCTAAAAACTTGTACTGAACTTTGTGCAACAATATCACCTGCAAATGTAGCTGCACCAGCATTTGACATATCAAGTGAAAGGGCAGTAAAAGTTGTTCCGCTATCACTACCTTGAAAATAAATATCCTTATCAGACCTTAAATTTCGTATGTTTAAATCTTCATTATTAACAGAAAATAACCCAACATCAGTTCCACCATCAGCTAAGTAAATATTACTAGAATCTGCATCTAATTTTATATCTCCTGCTGTATCAATGGTAAAGTTACCTGCAGAAGAACCACGTATAACTGTTAAATTACCACTTGAATTTGCAAATTGAACACCTGCATCTCCATCAGCAGCATTCCTTTTAACAACAAGCACGTCCGTAGCAGCATTTGTATTAACAGTTACAACACCATTTAATGTAGTGTTACCAGCGAGTGTTAGTCCTGAAGCTAAAGTATCTGAAGTAACAGAATTACTTGCCATTTTAGCAGTTGTTACTGCGTCATCAGCTATCTTTCCAGTTGTCACATTTGCGTCTGTAATCTTAGCTGTCGTTACTTGGGCATCCCCTATTTTAGCAGTAGTTACATTACTATCTGCAATTTTTGCAGTAGTTACATTACTATCGGCAATATCAGCAGTCGTGATTGTTCCGTCCGCTAATTTTGCGGCTGTTATCGAACTGTCTGCGATTAGTTCACTTGGTATCTTTGTGTTTGCCATTTTTTATCCTTAACTCGGTTTTGTAGGCCATACTACTTCTGATAAGTTTTTGTATGAGCTTGTTATATCTCTTAGTGCTTGTCTGTATGTTTTCCAAGCATCTGTTATTGCGTAATCTGAATTTGCCATAAAATCGGTTTCTGCTAATTTTTTATTTCTCTCGTCTCGTAATTGAGCCCAGTCTTCTGCTGCTCTTAACTCAAACCAAGCATATCTGTCATCTCCAGATAAATCTGTGTCATTTCCTCCTGGATTTGGAAATAATTTTTGTCCTTTATCTAATCTATGTGTTGCCATTAACTCATCCCCGCTGATGCAGCGTTCATTTCGCCACTAATTAATTCTGCTGCTGATGGTTGAGAACCATCAATTCTATATAATCTAGGACATGCCCAATGTAGTTCAGTTCCATCATTTGCAGTTGGATAATATAAGTATGTTCTATGTCCGATGTTATGTGATTGGTTTGAAGAAGTACCAGCTCTATATATATTTACACCACTAAATTGTCCTGAGTGTTGTTGTATTCTTGCTCCTGTATCTGTTCTAAATAATCCTTGATTTCCCATTGCTACATTTGATGTCATATGCCATGCGTGAATTGGCTGTATATCTACACACCAAACATTTTGTGGCAGACCACCTGTGCCGCTAATTGTCATATATGGATTACTAAGAGAGTTTCCACTTGTGTCATGAACGCCACCAGTTCCATGATAATATGTACCACTAGATGCTGAGCTTACTCGTTTTACCCAAAGCACAAATAGGTATGAGTAATTATTATCAATAGATATATTACCTGTTCCCCAACCACCAGAACCGCCTGTGCTTCCTGCAGAGATACCAGCCCATAGCCATTCAGTACATCCACTCGGTCCTTCACCTAGTTTCCATTTATTGGCATTTGCGTCGCCATTTAATCCATAAGATAGACCATAAGCACTATTAAATCCTGAAATACTGTCTCCATGTTGATAAGATGTATTACTTCTTGGTAAGTCCCATTCCATTACATTTGGTGTAGCTTTACCTGCTATTTTTCCTGACTTTTGAGTAGCGTTAACACTAGCCAGAGTAGCACCTACCAAGATAGATGAGTCTGGTTGAACTGATAAACCTCTAACACCTCCAGTTGATAATTCTATAGTATCTGCTGCAGGACTATACATTCCTGTATTATCATCACTTTGAAATGTGTATACTGGACCTGCTGCTGTTGTTGTATTCTTTGCTAAAACTCTGCCTGAATCTTCTACTTCTAAATAACTAGTACCACCACCATAGATATATGTATGATGACCACCAGTTGCAACTCCTAAACGAAGAGGTCCATTAAATCTTATTATTTCTCTCGTAACTGCTCCACCACTTGCTTTTGACATAGTTACAGCAGTATCTCTACTTGTATTACCTATAGCTAAGCAATCGTCAACAGTAGTAGTTATACCAATATTTACTTTGCCTGTACTATCAATACGCATTCTCTGTAGGGTAGAACCAGTATAAAATCTTAATGTTCCTGCTGAGCCTGATATTTCACTCCAAATATCCGTATTATTATTTGCGTAAAAACTTATAAAGCCATGATCGTTACCTGACCTAGCTGCTATTCTTATTCCATTTGCACCTGAATCTGATTGAATGTTAAGAGGTGCAAGTGGATTATCTATTCCTATACCAACTTCACCAGTTTGTTGAATTCTCATTCTACGAGTTGGATTATAATCTGGGCTATCCGCGTCTGTGCCACCAGTGAAGAAATCTATATTTGCATAAGGCCCAGCACTTTGTGAATCATTTCTATAATTTTTTATTTCTAAGTTAGCGTTACCTTCACCCCATGCAAAGGAAGCACCTTTGCTACCACCACGCCAGATTTCTAAACCGTAATTGCTAGTACCAGTATTATCTAATCGTATATTTTCAGAACTACCACTAATATTAAGTTTTGCTTGTGGATTATCTGTTCCAATTCCAACGTTGCCGTTAGCCATAATACGCATCTTTTCGGAGTACCCACCAGAGCCCCTAGTATTAAATGCCATGTCACCATAATGATTTGAATGGTCTCTATTATGTGAATTTATTGAAACTGTTTCTCCAGCACCAGCTGATTCAAAACTTAATTTAGTAAAATTATTTGCTGTATTATTTGCATTCTGTATAGCTACTGTTGGACCAGTACTTCCAATTGCTGTAGCTGTTCCGTATCCTTTAAAGTAAGCAACTCTCCCATCTGTTCCATCTGTTTGTATTCCTTTAACTTGTAAAGTAAAATTATTTGCACTTGGGTCTTGATTAATACCAACCCTACTAGCTGGGTCTACTCTTAATCCAATTGAAGTATTATTATATACTGTAAATCTATTATTAGTAGCTGTTTGACCATAACCTACTCCAAGTTCTCCATTACTATCTGAACTTAGTCGAACGTCATCTCCTATATAAAGACTTGAATTTATATATACATTATTTTCAAAGTGAGCTGTGCCCGCATCTGACATGTCAAGCTTCATAGCAGTTATTATGCCTGTATCGGAGTCATTTCCTTTAAATACTATATCATAGTTTGACCTCGTACTAGCAATATTTAAATCGCCATTTTCAAGACCCAATCTACCTGTAGCTACACCTGCATCTTTTAATTGTATGTCTCCACCATCTGCGTCAAGATTAATGTCTCCTGCCGCATCCACAGTCATATCTCCACCCGCTAATATATTGTAAGCACCCGGGCTCATTATGGTCATATAATCACCGTTGTGTGAATATTGTATTTTTGCTCTTACATCACCACCTGAATCTCCAAAGAATATATTTCCATCGCCACCAGTTCCTGAAAGAATTGATATACCATGACTACCAGTACCAAAAACCACTAAGTCATTTGCATTAGTATTAGGTGTTACTGGAAAACTTCCAGACCCTACATAAGATAAAGTTCCAGATATAGTTCCTGCTGATATATTTCCAGTACCTGAACCATTTGTTCCTCTAAAAGAAGTTGATGTTGCATCAATAAATGCTGTACCGTTTGCATAAAGTTCTATGTTTGACCCACCACCTGCTGCAGATAGAACCAAAGGAGCCCCTGAGGTAGAAAGTATATTTTGAGCTACTGTTACTGTTCCTGCAAAGGTAGCGTTGCCATCTGCTGTTACTCTTAATCTTGTTCCTGTATTACCACTATTTGTTGAGTATAGTTGCCAGTCTGATTCACTACCTTCTACTCCTGATAACCATCTTGCAGTGCCTCCCTGCTTGTGCCAAAGCCATGAGGCTCTGTTGGTCGCACTGGAATTAATAACCATATAAGCATGAGTAGTGCTGTTTGTAGTAATATCACTTGTACTTGTAATTGCACCACTAGAGATGGTGCCTGCAAAGGTAGCGTTTTGTGAGGTGTCTAAAGTAAGAGCTGCTACATGGTTACTTCTCAATATAAGATTATGATTGCTTTTACTTCCTATGTAAGTGCCTGAAGAATCTGCATATAATCTACCATAAGCAGATGTTACATCTCCAAAGTCTATCATTCCGCTAGAACCTGCATCTACTGTTAAAGTTCCGCTTACTGTACCACCACTCGAAGCTAAGAAAAGATCAGTATCTGCTGTCCAAGATATATCTGTTCCATCTGATGTAAGTACGTGACCATTTGTTCCAGCAGCTAAGTATGCAGGGTTTCCTGCTGCGTTTCCGTATACTATACTTCCACGAGTTAGTCCTGCCATTTGGTCTAGACCGACTGCATTATCTGCTATCTGGTCTGCTGTAATTTGATTGTCGTCTATATGTTGTGTAAGAATGGCGTTGTTTGCTATGTCTCCACCGAGTATTGTACCTGCGGCTATTTTACCTGTAGTTACAGAACTATCTGCAATTTTACCAGTTGTAATCTGACCATCAGCTATATCTGCGGTAACTATTGTTCCGTCTGCTATTTTTGCTGATGTGATTGTGCCATCTGCCATTTGTAAGGCTGTGACAGCATTGATTGCTATTTGGGTAGCTGTAATATTATTTTCTGCTATATGTACGGAAGTAATAGCATTATCAGCTATGAGGGTTCCTGATATAGCATTAATTGCTACTAGTTCTGATGGTATTTTTGTATTTGCCATTATTTATCCTATCATATGCCCATGGAAGGAACTTTGTCCACCATATATGTTTGCGCCTGAGTTACCTCCACCTAGTGACATTCTTACAGTCACGTAGTCTCCTGCGTCTAATTTTATTATTGTTTGTCTTATTACTCCTGTATGACTACTACCCTCATGTCCTTGTTGAGTTGTACTACCATACGCAGAACCATTTTTATAGAACCAAGGTGTGAGTACTCCATTTGTATGAGGATATACTAAAAGGTTTATTCCGAAAGAATATACCCCATCGCATGGTGCAGTAAATCTTCCATTCGAGCCCGAATAACACCCTCCTTGGTCAAGAACTTCTGTATTAAACACAATATCACTATTTAAGTTTGAAGGTGCTGTTAAAGCACTACTCAGTGTAGCAAAGAAAGCGGGTTGATAACATGCTCTTATTTTACCGTGTACAGTAAGGTCTCTAGAAGTACCCAGAGCTGGTCTATTATCTAGTTTTAATTCTGCAATAGTAGTTCCGCTTCTACCATTATTTACAACAGGAGTTATTGGGTCTATAGAGCATTGCTCATCTCTGTGAGTTACATAAGCTCTTAGTGTTCCTTGTGTGCCTGTTGCTTTTCCAAACTTAACTTGAAAGTGCCCTGTTGCTCCAGAACCATTTGGTGTAATAATTCTTGCTTCACTTATAAAGAATGAATTATGTGCAGAAGATGCTTTTAGATTTATATAAGAATCCCAACCATAGTAGTATGATGTACCGTAATGCGAACCTATATCAAACTCCATGTTTCCATGATGAGAACTACTTGGAGCATATATTGCGTCCCAAAATAATTTAATTGTTGCTATGTTTCTACCGTAAGGAACTGCCGCTATATCTACCCAATCACCTGCACTTGCACCTAATCCATTAGAGCTACTATAACCCGCACTCCTAGTTGAGGAGAATTGTATAGTTCCAACTTCCATCCTGTAGTCATCATGTAAGTTGAGTAATGTTTTGCCGTTACCATGTGTTACCTGAAATACCCTTGACGCTGTATTGTTATCTGCGTCAACTTGCATAACTATAGATTCTTTAGCTGAAATCTTTTGTCCATCTGCCTTTTGGAAGTGAATACCATCATTATCAAATTTTAAAATACTATTACCACTTGCAGTGAAGTCAATATAGTTATCGTTTCTTATACCAATCGCATTACTAAGGTCAGAATTGTCTGCTAAATATAAACCTGCTGTTCCACCCATTGCATACATGTACCCATTTGAGCTTCCTAGAAGACTGTTATTTGCTCCAGCAAAAGAATGAGTAGGATTAAGTGTTAGATGTCCTGCAGCAGCAAGACGCATGTCCTCAACGCCATCAGAACCAAAAAATCTATGATAACCACCAGTTTTATAGCCTAAGTAACCTATATTATTGCCACCTAATATCTGGTATGTAGCAGCTTGAGAACTAAACTGAATACGACCTAAGTTAGAAGCACCATCAGCTTGTAATATCATTGTTCCAGCAGAATCAAGACGCATTCTTATATTGCCACCATTAGTAGCAAACTGCATTTGATTAGTATCATGAGCGTAGTTTATATAACCTGTATATAAAGAAGTACCACTTGCAGCATCACCAAAATGAATTGTATTAGCACCATTAGTAGGATTTGCTAACATCTGTATTAATGCTTGGCTATCTCCTGTACCCCCAATAGTGATATCGCCAAATGTAGAAGTACCGGTACTTGTTATAGCACCACTAGAAATAGTTCCAATATTAGTTAGGTTTCTACTGCTATTCATCACAACTGTACTGCCTAATTTATAAGCTGCTGCTTGTACGGTGTATGCTGTTGTTATATCTCCTGCAAATGTAGCATTGTTTGAGGTATCAAGTCTAAGTTGCATTGAACCTGCTTTTTGTATTTCAAAATTATTAGCACCTGTTCCTGCAAAATTTCTGTCTAAAGCATAAGTATGAGTACTGTTACCATCTGCATCTTGTTGTGCTATTAATCTAACATTATTATCATTTACAGTTATGTTGACTTTTTGGGTTGCATCTCTACCAATATTAAACTCAATATCATCACCAGCTGAGTAGAATGTATGGTCTGCTCCAGCAACTACTAAGTTACCTGTTATATCAGCGTTACCATCAATATCGAGTGAGTCTGCTTGTAGTTCTCCTGTGATATCTACACCATCTGCTTTAGTTGT